AAGCTGAGGTTCGGCTATCTTTGGTGCCCCTTCGAGAAATTCTTTTTTAGCAAATTCGAGTCTTTTCCAGTCCCGAGAGAATAAAGCTGACAAGAAGTCAGCGCCAGCAATAGCACGATAAATAAAATCATTGAGTAACCCCTTTAGCCAAGTTATACCCTTGCCGGCAAGCCTGAATCCAGATTCCCATTTGCTCCACTCGATAAAAGTTTCCCCGCCTCGTTTCCAAGTTTGGTAATCTTGGTAAAGCAATGCAATAGCGCCAGATAAGCCAGTAATTGCCAGAATTACAGTATTAATCGGAATCGTAGCCGCCGCGATTCCAGCAAGACCAATACCAAAGACAGTCAAGAAGTTAGTCACAAAATCTTGATTGCCCTTGATCCAGTCCCCAAGCTCGCTAAGCAGCCCTAGTACTCGTTCAATATAAGGCATCGCCCCGGACAGCAAAGACATCCCGAACGCGTGGGTATTTTGTCGCAAGGCCGTCAACGCTTGATAAAGTTTCTGCGCTTCTTCGGCTTGCTGTTTTGTGGTTGCCGTGAACTCTTTCTGCTTCTTAATGGAATCTTCAACCGCAGCACGACCTTGCAACAATAAATTCATTGTGCCTTGATCGATCCCGAACATTCGGCCCATATTGTTTGCCGTCGTCCGATCCATGCGACTAAAACGATCAGACAATTCTAGCAAGATTTGCGATACTGGCTTAGCTTTGCCATTCACATCAGTAAGCGATAACCCGAGCGCGGAGAAATAAGGGATGAGCGCGGATTGCCCGGTCAACTGCAATTCAGTCTGTGCCCGGCTTATCATGTCCATAGTACCTTGCAAACCGGAAGCACTGCCGCCAGCTTGCTCGGTAATGTTCGACCAAGCCGATATTGTTTCTACGTTTTCTTTAAGGTTTTGCGATAACCGGAAAAGGCTTGAATTGGTTTCGACCGTTTGTTCAATGAACCGCTTAACCGCAACCGTGCCGCCAATAATCGCTAAGAACTGCACCGCGCTTTTCGATAGCGTTTGAAATCCTTCGCTGCCATTCTTAGCGGATTGCTGCAAGCGCTTATCAAGCTGTTCCGTAGCTTCCCCGGTCTTTTTGCTTTTAGCGACAAATTCCGAGTTATCCAGGCCGAGCTTGACTATCAAACTATCGATTATCGTTGGCATTCGCTACGTTCCTGTTGTGGCTATCGACTATTAGAATCTCAAGCATATCATAAGCATCTTGCGTGCCATAGACTGTGTCCAATTCGTGCAACGTAGCCATTCTATGGGAAACCAATGTACTTATGATGTTGGTGACATTTTTGCATTCCGCGTACCTTTTATTTCGACCGTCGCTTGCGGAGATGTTGAGTTCTCGACGGTCTGCAAAAAAGCCGTGTGTAATTTCCACACTTCCAATCTGAGCTTCATACGGGTTGATACTTCTTCGATGTCTTCAGCTATCAGGTTGCGAACTAATTGAGGATTTGCAGGATTGGGCATTGCTTGCACGCACTTAAACATTTCATCAAGCAGAGGTTCAGCGACTTCCCACCGCAACCCGGCAAGCGCCTTTATGCCGATCTGAGCAATCCCGGCCATCCCTGACAGTTCAAATCCTTCAGGCAAATCGACCTTGCCTTCCATGAGTGCCAGAATTGCTCGCATCGCCCACGCTTCGGCCTGAGCCGCCGGCATCTCAGTAATCAGGAAGGTCTTACCGTTGTCCCGATTGTTATCGGTTACGATGTATTGTGCGGTTTTTCGAGCCATATTATCTCCTATATGGGTGCCCGCCCCGCCCTGGGAGATACAGAACGTTCACGGGCGAGCATTGATCTTAGATTAAAGGATCGCGCGGTTCACGCTTTCCCAAGTAATCACAAACTTTTGTGGTTGTAGAATCTTTTTAGCATCAGGCGCTTGCATTACGCTGGTCAGAATGCCGCGAGTAAACGTAAAGGATTCGCCAGTAGAAGGTAAACTTAAAGTGGCGGAAATGTAAAACACTTCTCGTGCGGTCTTGATTGCTTGAGTCAGGATCGAGAAAAAATCCTTGCTCGCGCTGTCTGCCTGCAATGTGATTGTCTGCTTGACCGGTTGCGGCGTGTATCCGGCTGACATTTTGCCGTCAACGCCCATGCTGACTTCTGCCAAGTCCAGCGCATCAAGCATGAACGCATCATCCGACGCATAACCCTGAATCGACACCGGCACGGGGAACAATCCCGGCACGACCATGGTGAGAATGCTATTTGCGCTTGTGATCGTAGTATTTGCCATAGTTTACCCCTTACATTATATCGATTGAAGCGATGGAAATTTGTTGGATCGCGCCGCCATCCGTGTACCAGAAATTGATTACTGGCGTACCTCGGTTAGCGCGAACTGTTGAGCCCGGATCAAGGATTTGCAGGTAGTATCCTTGTTGCTCGATGGTCTGTGACACACTACGACCGGCAGCAACATTGACTTGTGCGGCTTGACTTTCCGATAAAGTTATTCCTGCCCGGATCGTGCCAAAATTTACGGCTGCATTGATGGAATCAACCATAGCGGCGCGGATCAGCGAGTATCCTTGTTCGTTGTACGGTATCGCGCCTACGTTGGTAAGCAAGGTCATCAATACCGATCTGAATTGGCTATTTAAATATACCTGATCAACAAAAGTATCCATCCATTGCCATTTGCCGGGAAGATTGCCGTTATACAGGAAATTAAATTGCTCGTTTGCTTCAGAGTATGACCCGTAGAAGCTATATCCATTTGCCAGAAGAATGTCAGCAACACTCTTGTCCGTCACGGTTACTGTAAATCCTGATTGTGACCGGAACGCGCCAGCGGTTCTGCCATTCGTGCGAGTAAAGTCAATCGAAGCAATCAGCCCAAGCGCAAAGACCGCCAGATTCACCGTATTGTAAACGCTCATCACGCCATCATATTCCAGCGCCTTAGCAACTGCACCGAAGCAAGTCGTGGAGTTTGCTGTAACGGCCTGAGTGTCGGTATCCCATGCAACATACAGATATCGTGAGTTTTGTAAGGTCGACCATGCCGCAAACAGTTCTTTGTCCGCAAGCAACGGCTCCCATAAGGTAGTGAAACTTACCCAGTTCTGAGTATTCGCCTTGACATTGTCCATCGCGCTAGACGGAGTATCCGCAGCAGCCCCGGCAGACAATGATGCTCCGGTTGCGCTTGTGAGTTTCAATCCTGTCGCCAGAGTCCCAGTTGCAAAGCTCATCGTGGAGGTTGCACCGGTTGTCGCGGAGGTTAGCACAAACACGCTTCGCACCGCGTCCCATACGCAAGTCAAGGGCGAACCCGTGAACGCCGCTGCAATCGCTGTGGCCGCCGCGCTGAAGCTCGCAATAGCCCCGAGAGAGATGGAACTTGAAGTTTTGGCAACACCGTCAACCGTGATTATCAAAGTACCACTACCCAGAGCTTGCAAGTCAGTCAAGGTCATTCCGGCGAGTGATCCTGACTGCAACCAACCGGCGCGCGCAGTATCCACGAAGGGGGCGAACATTAAAGCTCCCGGCTTAATTGTTGAATTATCGAATCCCTGGAAATAAATTTGCGACAGGGAGTACTCGGTCGACGATGGCCCGAAGAAATCACTAACCGCGCTCGCATCCGCGAAGGATTGAACTGAACCGGTCGGGATATACAAACTTTTTGAAAGAATTACCCCATTCAGCGCAAGCGGACTACCGCCAGCACCGACAACGCCGGGATTGACTGAAACTATCGAACTGACTGGTATTGTCATAACTCACCTCATGGTTAATAAAGAACATCCGCTGCTATCGTCGTGGCCGCAAGCTCGTCTGCGAATTGTTGCGGAGCCGACACGATAGGATTGTATTGCATTGAAACTGTCAATGTCCATCTTGATACATATTGTTGTTCGCCGCTTATCAACGGTGACTGAATGCCATCGGAAGTGTATAGCGGTTTGATTCCTGCCGGAAACGCATCGAATCCCCACATCGTGCGGAACGCGGTTTCCACACTGCGGCAATAATCCCCAGCACTCTCGCCATAAAAATCGACCTGAATATCTATCCTGTTGCTGGCGGACAAGTCGACCTCATCATTCAGCACATCATAATTTTGACTAGGAATGCTCAGATCGACATGGAACAACTCAGTCAAGACCACACAAGGCAATGACGGCATGGACACGCGGTTAACCTGAGCGCGTATAATGTCCGCACCATCAACAAACGGTTGCAGGAAATCCGCGAGCGCATCGATAACATTGTCAACGGTTATGCTTGAAGTGTACATGCTACCTTAGTCCAAGTTGACCAACCTTCCAAAACCTTCACGACAAGCCAATCCTTACCGTCGATTTGCACAATATCACCGCCGGTCTGATCCGGGCGAATGACTCCGGCAAGCTCGCCGTATAGGTAAACCGCTTTAATCTTACCCTGGATATTCAGACCGTCAAGCTGTTGCAAGTCTTTAGCGTCAAGCGCTTGCATTTGTCCGAACCCGGATACCGGCGCGGCGTATGTTGGTACTTGTTTACGCCCAGCCCCGATGGTGTACCCGGTCGAACGTAACACAGTCACGGGGACATTCCCGTTAACCGTGTTAGATACGTTATTTGCTATCCCGCGCAGGTCCACTTTTCAAACTCTTTGCAAGATCATCAAATTGCGCTTTGGTCAAAGTAATGCATTGTTCCTTCTGCAACGGCGCTTTCATATGCAAATAATAGACTCCATGCAATTCTCTGATTGAGAAATATCCCCGGTCAACCTCGGCGGTGTGGATTATATTCATTATTCGACCTCATAAGTTATGGAATTTAGCATGTGTGATGTGTCGATTAACGGCTTCGAGAATCCTTTCTGGGCAATGGTTACCGGTGACAATGCGGGTTCAGTCAAGGTATTTATGCTTTCTTGCAATCCGCCTTTTATATCCTCGCCCATGATGCCAAGCACCCGCTGGCCGTCAAAACCATTTTGTTGTGATAGTCGCGCTATTCTTGGTGCCCAATTTGGCGATTCTTTGGCAATCATGCGCCGGAAAAAAGGTCGAGGCGGTTGTCCTTTTGACGGTACGCCGAATTCGTTCTTAAATGCCACTTCCGGCACGCTTTCGCCATCCGGGTACGTCGCACCTTCCATAAATCCAACAGACACTGACCCATTGCCCATTTTGGCAGCCAGATCGTTCAGATATTGTTCGGTTTTGCTCACCGTCAGTATGTCGTAGGATTGGAAATATACTTGAAACCGCGAAGATTGCTTGTAGCCTGCCAATATGCGGCACCATATTGTGATTGCTGAAACCATTGCGCTGATCCAGGTGGCGGACCTTCAAATGCAGCATTAACACTACCTTCACCTGCCTGAGATACCCTGCCTACCGGCCTAGTCTGACCGTCCGCGCTCAATGTCCCGCCAATGAACGCAATGTGAGCGGTAAGCATGTTCAGCAACAACGTCCGCTTAGGTATGTTCTGGACAATGCTGCTATCAGTATTTGCCAGATATAACCCAGCTTCATCGAAACATAATTGTAACCTGGAGTCACTGACAGCAGCGAACTCAGGATAACGAGTCTTGAACGAAGTAGCGTCGAACGTTACGATTGCCATTATTTCTTGTCAAGCGGGGCTACTTCGGTTTCTTTGGTCGGATCGAGCTGTTCCATCCCGGTTTTTTCCTGCTTCAATTCGTTTCCGATTGCTTTCAAATCAGCTTCGTTCTTAGCCACAAAAATAGCGTTAGACAATACTGCCGGGAACGTTGGATGCTCTTTGATCCATGCTTCCCAAAAATCCGCGTCGACTTCGGTCGTACCATAATCAAACTCAGGAACATACACACCAGCGAAAACATGCTTATTGCGACCGTTAAGCTCTACACTGCGACCAGCATGTTCCAAAATAATACCGTGTGGTAATCTGCAACCGATAATAACTTTTTTCATATTTAATAATCTCCCAGGGCAATTTTAGAACTTAAACACCAAGCATTTGAGAAATCAAGAAAGGACGGAAGATAATCGCGCCCCAAGTACCTTGACTTTTCTTTTGCTTGAACGAACTCGAATCGACAACGATCGGGTGTGCTCGCAGCTTTTCAGTGAACGCAACGTTAACTGTCGCTTGACCTTCCAAATCCTTGACGATCAACTGAACCAATTCACCGGAAACAGTAGCATACTCAGGCGCAACTACCATTTCCAAGTTAGGATAGTTAAGCTTAATCTGGGCTGGAACGTTGACGTTAAAATCAGTAGTTTTAGCCAGATTTGCTTGCGCAGTAGGCGACATCGCCAAGGTCATCGGAGTACTCATGTCGATCAAGCCGTTCGCTTGCGTCACCGCTTGCTTGTACAGCTTGGTAATATCGTTGAGAATCTCCGCTACCGTAGCATTCGCCCATCCGGTTCCGCCCGCCGTTTTAGTGTTTGGCGTGATCGCTGCGGTCAAGTTAGGATCGTTCAATAATCCATAATTTTGCAACCCGGTAATACCGAAGAAATACGATTTGTTCTGGAATTTGTTCAAAGTCAGAACAGAAGCGATATTCTTACGGTTAGCCAGATCGATCCGCGCCAATCCTGCACGCTCCAATTCACGTTCGCCCCATTGCGTCATTACTTGATAATGATAGCTTTGACGTTGCGGGAAGTTAAAGTTCGCATTGGCGACACCGTTGGTTGAGTAGTCCCCGTAGCTTGAGACTTGCCCGGTCGATTCGATCATCGTGAACATCGCGGTATCGGTTGTCCAATCACCCTTCTTAACCTCGTTATCCATTCCCACAACGTTAACCGCGCGCATTGGGGATACCAACACTTCGATTAACTTAGGATCGACAAAGGTTGACAGGAATGATGGGATACCGCTATTGCTCACCGTAATCATGGCAGGCTGCGCGTCCATTGCGTAGGCATAGTTATTGGCTACACCTTCCTTTTGCCAGTCCGGCTGAACGCCCATAAAATGGACACCGGCAAGTAGTTGTAACTCATGAAATTCTCGTTTCATTTCAGTTAGCTCCGTGTTGAAATTTTAACAAGCTCACCGACCGCAGCGATTGACATCGCCTTGAATGAAGTGAGAACCCCGGCAGTTGCGGTAATAGTGGTACTCGCAGCATATGCGCTCGCAGCCACACTTAAGCG